GATGTAAATGTAACAATACCAGTGGCTGAGTTATATGAACCTCCAGTGTATCCATCTCCCTGAGGACCAGCAGGTCCAGTTGCTCCATCAGCTCCGTCACTACCATCAACTCCATTCGTTCCACGAAGATCAGTGGTTGAGAATCCCAGTCCGTCGTTTGATGTAAAGGTGACAATACCTGTTCCTGAGTTATAAGAACCTCCTGTAAATCCATCACCTTGTGGACCTTCTGGGCCAGATGCTCCATCAGCACCATCAGCACCATCACCACCTGCGCCTAAGATGTAGCCATTGTTCTCAATGTTTACAATATCGCCAGTAGCAAAACCGTCTGCAGTGATTGCGTAAGATTCACCATCTGAAGGACTACCTACGTATACACCTGAGTTAACAGTAACATAAACATCAGTAATACCTGCAGAGTAGCCGTTAGCATCTGCAATAGCCTTAAGGTCAATACCTGCGTCAGTGTTAGAGCTAATAGTGTAGTTAACTGCAATACGCTTAGTAGCACCGTAGAAGTCGCCTAGTGATATTGCACCAGACGTAGGAACATTAGCATTCTCAGTCGCTTCAGGAACTTCAGCACCGCCACGATAAAACTCAGACATAGAGTATGGAGCTGAGTTATCAAACTCGTCTGCTACGTTCTTAAGAGTAATTGTACCAGAGCCTTGCAGAGCCATTAGATAGTACCGTATGCAGTTACATCGTCAACGACAGTTAGAGCACCTGCCGAGGTTAATTTAAATTTAGCTGTGCCACTGTAAGAAAAGATTAAGTTGCCGGAGGTCTCAGTAATAGTCCAGTTGCCTAAGTCTACGGTTGTAATGTTACCAGTAGTGATGTTAGCGGTAGGAATAGTAGTCGTACCAGTGAAAGTAGGAGCTGCTAAATCTGCCTTAGTACCTATAGAAGTTTCAATTGCTTCAAACTCATCGTCAATCTCAGTACCTTTGATGACCTTGAGAGGATTGCCTGATGCTAGACTATCCTTTGTAGCAAAGTTAGTTAATTTAGAATAGTTAGACATTAGTTAAGTCTCCCCTGTTTAACGTACAGGTCAATCTGTTGAATGCTTAAGAAGCCGCCATTGATCTCTGACTCGAAGCCTAGCTGAACTACGAAACCAGAACCACCGGCAGGAATACGAATGTTGTCAATTAGTGCAGCACCTGAGTACTCACCAATGTTATACTCTGCAATGTTGTACTCAGATACCTCAGCATCTTTAACAGTCAGTTGGTAAGACGTATAGATGTCCTCATAGTCAGTACCAATCTTGGCTACGAACTTCTGACCAGTAGAACCGATTACTGTCGCTGCAACATTCTTAACAATCTTGACCATGTTAGACATACCAAAGTCAAAATAGTTAGTATAGTACTGCATAGAGTACTTATTACCGTTGTCCTGATAACCCTTGTACTCAGCAATGCCTTGAGTATTCGTCATGTACAATGAGCCATCAAAGGCAAGCCATGAGGTATGATCTAGACCGTTCCAACGAGTTACACGAGCACTTCCATTCTGTAGTGGTGCTCTCATGTCAAAACACCATACAGTCTGCTCATCAGGTACTGAAAGCAAATAAAATGCAAAGTGGTCTGAGTATGCTGCACGGATCTTAGTCTTATCAGCACGAGATACTTGATCTACCAAGGTATCACGAACGTTACGTGAAATGTCACGCATTGGCTGAGACTTTTCTTGGATTGTACGACCAAGACTACGAACACCTGCTTCTGACAAGAACATAATGTCAGTACCAGTGTTTACAATAGAATCCCGAGAAATACAACCAACACCATTAATGACCTCAACTAACGCCATGTCTGCCGGATCTAAGTATTGTTTACCTGCTGCAGAATCGTTCATGATAACGATGTTGTTCTTACAGAAGATAATTAGGTTGCCATTGTGAGCACCTAAGCCTACAATCTCGTCATTGCCGTACACAAGGATGCCAGAGATGTCTAAAGAGCCTACAGTGCCAGTGCCGTGTCTCCACTCAGCACCGTCTAACAAATCTGACCAGTAAACTGTAGTCTTGTTCGTAGGAGTATCTGCAACCCAAATACGACCATAAGCAGATAACACAGTGTTTGCTTGTGGTGGAGTACCTTTACCTTGAGTTGTTATGTCGTCTAGTACGCCTGAAGTAGGGTTGAAGTAGATTGGCTCATAACCACGTTGAAACAAATATGCTGCGTCATTAAGTGTTGCTGCTTGCCAGTTACCTTCAGTCAGAGTATTGACTGCAGGAGTGTTGGTATAGGTTACAGGATCTAAATCACCACCATCTTTGATGTAGAAGGCAGTATCTGACCAAGCACCAAAGTACTCTAAACCGTCAATATCAACAAACCTGTGCATACCTTTGAGGTTCACAGGTGTTGCCGGAGTAGCTGTCTGAGCCACATATTCCCAACCTAAGCGACTACCAATGCGTCCACCTTCGTCGATAATACAGTTCTCAGCAGATCTAGCAAACTTAGGATCCAGAGTTACCTCTGAGTCCATAGTGTTAAGTCCGTAGAATGCCGGAGCTTGTATTGATGCTGTACGTAAAGGAGCTACCATTGATTACACCGGAGCAAAGATCATTTCTTCTGGGTGACGGGCTGAGTCCAGAGCAATTGCATCTGAGATGATGCGAGATGCTGTGTTGTAAGCTGATTGGGCTGACTGACCACCATCTTCACCACGTTCTTCGACTGCCTTAGCGTAAGCTAACATCTGAACTGCTTGAGTAGGGACTAACAAATCAGTAGTGTCTGAAGTCATTACAGGACTACGTTTGATCATGTTGAAACGAATATTGTAAGCACCGTCAGGCTTAGGATAAATATCCACCTGAGTGTCACCATCGTTACTCACACCGTTCCATGAGTAGTACTTAGGTGCTCCCGAAGCAGGAGTCTGGTTTAAATACCAGTTATCGAACTGATGAGCAGTCTTATATTCCATGAAGTCATTAGCAGTATCGTTAATGACATTCAAGATCTCAAAGTCGTTACCAGTGCCATTCAACTCGTAGCTGAAGACACCTGTAGAAGTTGTAGCAGAAACTGTAGTGCGAAGTGCAGACCAATCCCAAGCTCTTTCTACTTCTTGCATAGCGTCATTGACTAACTGACCGATCAACTTAGAGTATTGTGTTTCGTTAACCGTAGCCACCTCACGCTCTCGAAGTCGTAGTAAGATGTTATTAACTAATTCTAGATAGGTCATCTATAGTATTCCTTAAGAATTCAATGTGTTTATTATAGCATATTTTTAACGAAAAATCAAGTCCTAACGCTTGATTGGTGTCTTGCCAAAGATGATGCGGAAGAAGTTGACAATACCTAATGCCATTTCCATCGGACTCGGGATTGCCCAACCTGCCAATAGAGCAATCATGATGAGAACCCAAGGTGGTAACTCTGAGTTAATGATCTGAGTGCCTTCAACCTTGTTAGCCTGATCAGCTACCTGAGCTTCCCCTGAAGCCTCAGTGTTAGCCTGTACAGCAGCGTTGTTCTGAGTGTTCTCTTTACCAATCTGAGCATTAGTATTTACTTCGGTGCCACTATCGTCACCAAAGAGTCCTGAGACCATCCCAAAAGTAGAGCAGCCCGAGAGCATGAGGGTTAGTACTAATACGAGAATCTTCATTTCTTCTTCAGTTCAGTAATTTCTAATATACAACCTTTGGGATACTTAGTGACCTGACCGATGTCTGGAGCAGTATCACAGAGCTTGTAGTAGTCGTCAGTCTCTTCGATCAAAAAACCTATAGTCTCAAAAACACACATCTCTTGCTCTGCTGACTCATTCCAGACCATATAAGTGGTAATATCTGCCCACTTAACAATGACTGGCTTAGGGATCATTACTTCTTCTTCCCTAAGCACTTACCTGCAGCTTTGCATTTAGTTTTAGTCTTACAACCTGCACAAGGCTTGAATGCTTTAGATTTAGACATTGATTTAGCCATTCGCTGACCACGCTTAGGATAAGGCATTATTTCTTCCTCTTTGATTTACCACGAGCTACTTTAAGGTTTGACCAAGCATTGGGAT